TAGAGTCGATCCAAGTTTATCAACCTACTGAACTTGCTTCCATGGGTGAAGACAAAACTTTCTTCGCCCTCCTAACTCAACTTCAACAACAAGCCGCAGAACTAACCCGCGCTTTCATCAGTTTCTGTCAAGGTGTATACGTTGCCAAGCTCAAAAGCGATCGCACCCAGTGGAAGGAAGCAAGAGAATCGCTTGGCTGGGCATCTTCCACAGCAACACCCTATGCAAAAATTGGTGAATGGTTAGCAGAAATCCCAGAACATAACCTGGATCTGTTGGATATCAAGACGTTGATGTCTCTGTGCTGCGAAAAATATCGCCCCATATTGGAACAGTTGCAACAAGAGCGATTGATGGTACAGGAAGTGCGCGATCGCATGTCCGAAATCAACACACAGATTAAAGAACAAAAGCCGCCCAAGCCAGTGATGGAGTGGAGAAGAGCAAAAACGGGCGATCGCTCTTTACTGATTCGACTGGAAGACCCAGAAGCAGCAACAGAATTAGAAGCGCGCTACAAACAATCTTGTTTGCCGTTGCCTTCGTTTATCAGAGAATTATTGAAGGGTGCGGGCGGCTTCTCCACCGCTTTGAAAAACGACAATGCCCGCGCTGCAAATAATACCACGACCGAAATCAAGATAGGTGATCGCGTCAAAGTTGTCTGCTGTGAAGATGGCTGGCTTGGCTGTAGCGGCGTGGTAACGAATGCCTGGAACAAAGGCTATTGGGTGTTGCTGGACGATGTACAGCGACAGGGATTGACAACTAGAACTTTCTTCAAAACACACCAAATCGTAAAACTGGAATAATCTTGGATTCATTAGCCCAAAAATTCAGCTTCAATCACTTCTTCAGTAGGAACTTCAGTAGTTGTTGGCGTTTGGGCAAAGCGAATCGCTGCTTTGAGTTTTTCTTGGGCGCTTAGTGCAGCGCTTGAGATTGCATACTGCCGATTTTGTAGGAGTACTGCAAATGCTTTTGTGTAGGCAGTCATTTCTTCTAAAGTTAGAGATACTGTTGTAGTGTTTTGTTGCATTTGTCCCAGTATAAATATCAGTATTATATAAGAATTGAGGCGATGCTCCAGGGTAGGGAGCCATGCGCGATCGCATTGTTAATAGATTAATGTGAGCAAATCAATCATTCTCTAATTTTAAAATCTCCCCGTTGCTGCAAATACCTCTGTAATTCCCTCACCTCGCTATTAGTTTTTTCAAATTCCTCTTCTGTTCGCTTCCATTTATGGGCTATTGCTTCTTTGTTTCCATTAACTGCCAAAAGTAAAACATCCTTGTAACCTGAATAATCCTGAAGATGAATGTCAAGACGCTTATCAAGTCCGTGAACTTCCCTTTCTAATGTTTTCACTTGCTCAAATATTTTTTTGTTTTCATTCAAGTCTTCTTTTAAATCTTTAATCTCACTATTGATTGAATTAACTTTTGAAACTATTTTAATAATTATTCCTATTAATATCGAAACTGACACTAAACTTCCTAAAAATATGCCAGCCGATTCCAAAGTGATTGTCAGCGACGGCTGTGGGTTTGGTGTTGAACTGATCAAAGTTTGCCTCATGCTCGTTTCCTGAAATAGTCCCCATCTTTAAGAACGGGGTCTTCAATCTTTTTTCGCGCTTTGAGCTAAACCAGAAGCTCCAGCTATCGCCGTGCCAGCCAGACCAAAACCAGCTGCTGCTTTAGCGTCACTTAAATTAGAAAATATTACGGTAACGCCAATCACCCCACCAATCACCCCTAACAATAAAGGTGTTGCCTCTTGAATCAAATCGCTTTTCACCACTTATTTTCCACATGACTTTTTGTTTCAAGTCTGGCTTAGGACAAGTGCGCTCATCTAGGCAAAATTTACTGAAAGTACACAAATAAAAATTTTATATATACCTATTTATACTTAATTCGTAATTACGAATTATTATGCTTCCGCGATTCCATGAGCCAGTATCGTAGTAGTTCCGCTTGCTACTTGTGCCTGAATTCGCACTGATTCCATACCATCGCAGCGCATCCGAAACCAGCCATCACCACCACCAGGAATAGTAACGATAGTTCCACTGCTATTGATTATTTCAGTACTGGCGTTGTTATTTTGCTTACCATTATTGGTAGTGAAATCAGCATTAGTGGAAGCGATGGTATTCCAAATACTTAGATTGCTGTTAAAACGTGCTTGTACCTGCAAGGATGAAAGTGCCGTACTACCAGTATTTTGCAGTTGCACGCCAAGCGTTTTTTTTCCACGGCAATCAAACGTAATTACCGTTGTCAGGCTAGTTCCAACTGTTACGGCACTGGCTGTTTGCGACTCTACAAAATTAGATTCAGCCAAAAATCGCAACATTGCCATCAGGGAGCCAGAGCGCGCCGCCGTATCTGAAATTGCACCTATGGCATCAGCAAGCGATCGCAATTTGGCATGAATTGAACCTGTGGGTGAAGAAGCATCTGATGTTGCACCCAATGTATTCTGCCAAAGACCCCGAATAATAGCCCCAAGCGATCCTATAGTGGTGGGAGTGCTGATGGGTGAATCGTTGGTTGCGCCTAAGCGATCGTAAGTCCCTTGGTCGGAAAAGGTGAATCTATCTGGATTAGCAGTTGTGCCATCTCCAGTGGATATTTCTCTTTGGCGTAATGCACCAGAACCATCGATATAAGGTACGCTTGCCATTAAAAATCACTCATAAAAATAGTGGTTTGTTGGGTGGTGAACACTGCTGAATAGTTGATATTTGTTAATAGTATTGGTGACGACTCCACCCAACGAGAAGACTTGCCATTAATATCTATTGCCGCTACTCTCACGTAATATTTCCCACTTGATAAACCTTCGTATTGCGTACCGGTGCTGGTGACAGTTCGAGTATCTATCCAGTCGCCATCATCACCTTTGGAGTACTCCACAAAGTAGCTGGTAATAAATTGGTCACGAGTACCGTTATTTAACGGGTATTGCCAGGAAGCATCTAGTGTGTAGGTAAAGGATGCTCCATTATTGACCGCTCGGTAAGATAGAGCAATGTTTCTAGGCACATTCACAACAACAGGCACTCTGTTGATTGTGGGGCGTGGTGTAAGCGACCAACCTTGTTCAATTGCATTGTATTTATCACTTCGGTATTCCAATGCGGTGATTTCGTGCAGCATTTCTCTACTTCCCGGTGCTGGCACGCGGTTCAGCACTCGGAATAATTGAGGCTGTACAGTGGTGCTAGCTAATATCCAATTGCTTTCTAATGGTGGTGGTTCATCTAGGGGTGAATCTAGGTTCAGGGTGGTATGGGAGCCTGGGGGATTGGTGACAGTGCGCTCAACTACTGTCCCATCAGCCATCATTATAGTTAGGGTGTAAGCTTCACCAGCGTCTAGAGCTACTGGATTATCTAAAGTGACGCTGTCTTGGGTTGAATCTGCAATCAACCCGCCGTAACGAATATCGGCACGTTTCGCATCGGAAATTCTAATAATGTCGCCGGGTTTGGTGTATGCACCGTAAGCGCGGACGCGAAAGGTGACTGTTTCTGTCTCTAGGCGTTCTGTCAGAAGTGCAGCAAGTCCAGCGCGTCGGGCTTGTCCTCTGGAAGTACAAGCAAACGCCGACATTTCTAATTCACGCACACCATATTTAGCAATGCCTTCAGAGTCTTCTACTGTTTCTATGGTTTGGCGGTAGAAGTCGTCAGGATCGAGCCACGTAACAAGTGCGATCGTATGTCGGGATTTCAAACCAGTGCGGCTATAGCTAAACATCCCATTTTCAATATCAGCTTGGGTGAATTGCGCCACCGGGGAAGCTGGTTTGTCAGCTGCAAAAGAAATTGCACCGTTCATCCAGTAGGAGAAGCCACGGAAAATCGAACGAATTGACTCAATAACTTTGTAAGCTTCTTCTTTACCTTCTAACAGTACGTGACATTGAAAGCGGTGTTCTGTACCTCCTTCACCGTTGGGTACATACTCGTTGCAGTATTGGCTAATTTCGTACAAAGCCCATTTGTCAATTTGGTTTTGATTGATGTAGCGTCCTAAGCCGTAGCGAGTGTTGGTGATGAGGTCGTAGAGAATCCAAGCAGGGTCTGCGATCGCCACCGATGGCACATAAAAAGTGCCGTCCCAAATACCACTGTATGTCAGCCCCCTTGTAGCGGTTGGGGTGGCGTTGGTGGGAATGGCAATTTTACGCCCCGCAAGTTTGAGTGAGATTTGCGGCAAAGATTCAAACTGTGCGGCATCAAATCGAAATCCGAATAAGGCGCTGTTCGGGTAACGCAGTTTGGCTTCTGTGACTTCAATTAGGGTTCGCCACTGTAGCACCCTTTGATAGCGGGTGGTGTCTGAATCTTGAGGAGTAACGCGTTCCACCCTGACGCTAAAATTGTTAACTGTACCGCCTAGATTGTTGACTGGGAAATTGTACTCAAATTCAGTCAAGGACGAATATCTACCCTTGATAGTTTGGTCGAGTCTTAGTACAAATGCCCCAGCACCTTCCTTTACATAGACACGAAACTGAATTTTTGACCCCAAAACACCACCATTAGCAGGGTATTTTTGCAAAACTATGCCGATGCGGACGCGAACAATATCAAGGTTGGCGTTGGTGATGGTGCGGGTAACGGGGATGGGTTGCTTAACCTCAGTCCCAACATTGGTTTCGGAACTGATTTCATCAGAAAACCCAGGTATTCTATCTTGGGCTTGTGTTCCAGAGCGCCAATCCCAGCTAAAGTTGGTAAAATTCGATGAACCGTCACTGTTTTGGGCTGGGGTTTCGTCAAAATAGATACCTTGCGCCCCATCAACAAGTCCTTCGATTTCACCTTCACTGACAATACCTAGTATTTGAGCGTAAGAAACGCTACGCCCACTATCTGCCTGCTCTTTGGGTTTTTTGTTCTTTTTGCCGCCTCTACCGGATATTTTTGGCTTAAACCCTTTTGCCATCCACCTTCTACTTTACTTAGTTAGATAAGTTACTATTTTCGCAGAGACAACGTACAACCCAGCAACAATAACACCATAAATTATCGGTACTCGTCCCCCTTCCTTGACCGTGGTTGACGGGCCGCCAAAGGTGAGAGATTTTTTGCTTTCTTTAGCGTCTGGTGATGCTTGACGACCAAACAGTGAAGAAATGCCACCCAAAAGCATTGCACCACCAGTTAGGGCAAGGGTTGTGGAAGATAAACCCAAGAACCCCACACCAGCCAAACCTAAGCCCAAAAGCGCAACACCGCCGATAATTCGTCCTACAGTTCCCGCCCCCGCAATAACGGGAATAATACGAATGGTATTCACGCTTTTACTTATAGGGCTATATAGTTGGGTTTCATCGACCTCCTGGAATCCAACTTTTATTTGATACCCTACGCCCCTTTGGGCAGCTTCATATAAGCAAGTTGCAAAACCTGGAAAATTAGCACGTAATGCCGCGATCGCTTCGGCAACACTACTAACAGCAACGGTGATTTGCTCGGTAAATATATCAGCTAATTCACCACACAGAGTAATAGTAATCATAATTGAAAATTCGTTATGACTTACCCTATTCTTCCCTTAACACCGACTTGGGGTAATACAGAGCAAGAGGTGGCTGATATTGCCAAAACTAAATATGGTGAAGCGGGTGTTGAGCAGCGTGATTTTATTGGCATTAATCCCATCTCTACAAGTTGGGATATTAATGTCAATATTCGTAATTTTCAAGAAGTTGATGATTTTTTGCGATCGCGTCGCGGACAACCATTCCGGCTAAGTTTGGATGGTGGCGTGAGTGACGATAGCAAGTTGTATATCTGTACTGAGTGGCAGATACAGCAATTAGGCCCCAACGCTGCATCTTTTAGCGCACAAATCAATCAGGTGCGGAGATTTTCGCTTTTTAAGGTTGCTTGTGATGGCAAAGTTTTAGAATTTTTATCTCCTGCTTTCTCTCTTAACTTTACATTTTTTGTTAATCACGATCTTGCACATACAGGAGACGGAGTTATTCAAGTACATAAGTGGCTAAATTTTAATGATTATCTTAACTACGGGTATTTTGATAACCGTATTTGGATTGCAAATATTAATAACGGAGATTCGTTTAATTACATCCCGCTAAAACAAGCAAGATACTTATCTTTTTCTCAATACAATCCAGATACGGAATTTTGGGATACACCTTACTTCAGTTTAAATAGTAATATTATTTCTCTAAACGGCTTTTAGAGACCCCGTCCTTAAGGACGGGGATTTAAATATGATTGATTCCATCACATCACTCAGTCCCAATTCACCTATTGAATTATTTGAAATATCGGGGTGGAACCTTACTAATCTTGCAGAAACTTTATATATTTGTAACTTTACAGGTGTAACTTTTGAAGGGCAAAGTTATCAAGCAATTGGCTGTGAAAGCGAAGGTTTTGATTTGATTGGCCAAGGGCCAATACCCACACCACAATTAACTGTTTCAAACATTGGGCGTGTGATTAGCGATTTGCTTTATAACTGCAAAACTAATCCTAACTACCGACTTGAAGGTTCTACGGTGTTGCGGCGTGTTACCCAACGCCAGTTTTTGGATGGACAACCAAACGCCAATGCCGCTATTAAAGAACTTCCGCAACAGCAGTACATCATTGAGCAGATGCAGGAAGAAACATATTTGGCTGTGAAGTTTCGTTTGGGTAGTCCTTTTGATGTAGAAGGGGTGACACTACCAGCGCGTCCCTTATTGCGGTCATGTTCATGGCGATACCGTAGTGCTGAGTGTGGATGGACAGGGGGAATGTTTACTTTAAATAATCAACCAACCACCAACCCCGCATTAGACCAGTGTGCGAAGTCACTCGCGGCTTGTGAATGTAGATTTGGTTCTTATGCAGAATTAAATTTCGGTGGTGCGCCTGGACTCAATACCTACCGTTAACATCATGCCAATAGCAATACTCGAATTACCTCCAACATGGGACGCAATTAAAAAGGTTAGCATCCCCGTCACCAGAACTAAATTAGGTGATGGGTACGAACAAATTGTGGTGGAAGGGACAACAGGAGCAATTGAAGAGTGGGATGTGCGATCGCCCACTATGCCTCCTCAATATGCACAAGATAGATTAAATCAATTGCGCGTATTTTCTGGTGTGAATCCATTTTACTGGAGTCCAGATAATGAATTAACAATACCTAAAAAAATATTCACTTGCGAAGGGTGGACATTAATCAGATTGGGATTAATGGCTCATCAAATTAGTGCGACATTTAAACAGACTTTTATCTAGTGTTACTCAGACTAATTATTTACTTGGGGTTAAAGAAAGAGCGTGAGTTCATTTTAGCAATTGCCAAAATTGAATACGGCGTGGCTGTATTTTGTCGTAAATTGTCTTCTCAAGCTACTGATTATCCGCATCTAGCTAAACTCCTAGAATCCCACGCACAGCAAGAAATCAAGCACGGCAAAATGTTGTCGTCTTTAATCAACAATAAAATTAAATTAAAAGGAAATGGGCAATGGTTATCTATTTTTCGCCCTGCTACGGGAGAATATCTGATTGATAACCCGTCCTTAAGGACGGGGATTAAAATATCAAATGGCATATTTATTGAGTGGGATTCTATCACCTTTAAAGGTGAAAAGCTGCAAGGTATTTTTGAAAACTTTGATGGCATAAGTCAAAAATACCTTGCAGCTAAACTATTATTTGGTGGTGATAAAGCCTCTTGTTTTGATTGGGCAGATAAACTAGCTTTCATGCATATTTTAGAGAAAGAAGCACACAAATTTTATACAGTTTTAGCCCAAATCGCCCAAGGTACACCACTAGGCGCGATCGCCTCCCAAATTGCCGATGATGAACAACACCATGCAGATTATTTAAAGGCAGGCTACAATCATTTCTCCCCTTCCATTCAAAAAATTGAGAAGTGGCACAAGAAAGTCAACTTTGCAAAGTGGGGAGTATTAATCGATTTACTGGGAATAATCTCAAAAAGTTTGTAAAAATCGATGCCACAAACCATTAACCGTGCCAGTGTAGTAGAAACTACTCTTGGCATCACCTTTCAAATTGGTGAATTGCCCACACAGCAAGTAGGTGCTGTGATCGTAACTAACCGCAATGTGCCAACGTACACAATCACAACAACTGCGGCGGCGACTGTTAACGCTGAATCGCTTTCTGTTTCTGCCACGCCTGTACTTTTAGATGCAGGTGAAAGACTTAATTTTGGTGGTGTGATTGCCACACTTTCTAACGCTGCACCCGCAGGTAGTACCACACTACAAACACTACCATTACCAGGGAGTATCGGCAATGGTGCGATCGCTACCACCAAAGCACTGGTTTTTGTTGCTGGGTGTACGGATGCAACGGTATCACCAGAAATCAAAAACGTAGAGACTACCAATTATCTCTCTGGAATTGGGATGGAGAAGGCAACGACCGGGAATGCCAAAAGGATGAAATTGGACTTCAACTTAGTGTATGGCGATCGCGGCGGCGCGATACTCAGACGTATCGCCTACGACAAAGCCTATGCAGGGCGTGAATTCTACTTCTACTTGCTTTTCCCTAGTGGTGAAGCACATGAAGGAGTAGCACTTCTAGAATCAGCATCACCCACACAACAAGTACAAGATAAACGCTCATTTTCTTGTGATGCCCAGGTACAAGGGGATACCTACATTTATACCCCACCCGCAGTAGTTAATATTTTCTAAATATGGCAATTACACTTGAACTTACACGCCCTAAATCCGTTACAACTAACGCTGCTAACTCAGTATTATCAGTTGGCACAGCCGTAGAAACCGACACAGCGCAGGAAGAATCTTTTTTCATTCCTATCAACCTGGCTTCCACTGACCCGCCATCATTTACTGTTGCCAACTCTACCATAACTAGTGGTAGCAACCAAGTTACGACTACCAACAACGGATTCGCTAACGTCAGGGTTGGTGATGTGGTAACAGGTACGGGCATTCCAGCCAGTACCGCAGTAACAGCCAAAGCAAACAATAACACCATCACTCTCAATAACAATGCTACAGCTAGTGATACAGTGACACTGACTTTTGACCCGCCAGCAGTTACACCGACACTGTACGCGCTGAAAGTTACTCATGCGAAAGCTGGCTCGGTATTTGGGTTAACCGTAGCTCTTTATACTTATGATGGTTCGTTGGGGGGTACAGCAGGGACAGCTGCAAATGCCAGCAAAACCATTAATTTGGTATCCACTGATGGGCAACCCGTACAAATTAATATGGATAGTTTTCTAACTAATTTGCGCGTTCCGCAATCACCCTAAGTAATTCGTAGTTCGTAATTCGTAATTATGGGAAGAATATTGGAGTGGTTTTTTCAAGCAATCCTTCAACGACTAGACCAATTGGAGAAAAAAATAATGGCTTCTATTGAACAATTGCAAACTGAATTGAATGATGCGGTGGGGGCGATCGCAGAATTGAAGCAAGTGACGGCTACCGAAAAACAAGAAATTGCAGATAAGCTGGGTTCACTTGATACTAAAATTACAGAGCAAGCAGGATTAATTGAACAACTTAAAGAACAAATTGCTGGTACAGTACCTGATTCTGTTTTAACTGAACTTACAAATGCTACTGCTAGCATCAGAGAAACAACAAACGAAATTAAAAATATTATCCAAGCACCTGTAACATAATTCGTAGTTCGTAATTGAATTACGAATTACGAATTACGAATTATGTTGATACACCACAAATACTTACACTCAAACGGGCATACCGTATCTCTCATCAATTGCAAACTGCACCCTGAGTATTTAACTTGTGGTGCAGCTTATTTTGTGGCAGGATTACCAGAACGCATGATTTTATATAGTTTAAATGGCGATAAAATCTGTTCAATTGTTGTTCCTGAAACTGTTAGGGGAAATCCCACTCACACCCGTTTACTTTCACCATTAGACGATATCAAAATAGATTTGAGACCCCGTCCTTGAGACCCCGTCCTTAAGGACGGGGTCTCAACAAAATACTTTTTTGTTGTTAAGAACGTGAGAATTATGCAAAACCCTTGGGGAGTACCTGAAGTTGTTCATGTAGCTGGATTTCCACTACCGAAAATGGGCGGGTTAAATCCAGAAGAAAAGGATTACATGGCTGATAAAATTCGCAATGTGCAGTTTCAAGAAATTGCACCCTTAGCGGAAATTGCGGATATTGTTGTTGAAAAAGAGAAGATTTCCAAGACAGAAGCTATTTCACTTATTCGTAAAACTTTAGAAGGTAATGCGGGTAAAACAGAAGAAGAGGTTGATAAATTATTAGCCTTTGCAATTGAGTATCAACACGAATTAGGGCGGATTAAAAAGCCTGATATGTTGATAGAAAGACAATCTCAAGAAGTGGCAGTGATGATACTGCGATCGCGCCTTGCTCCACAGTGGATACTTGAGAATGTGGAAAATTTACGAACTGCTTTTCGATGTTCACTAGATAAAGACGAGTGCGTGAAACTCATTGCCGTTGCTGAAGAATTTTGGCTGAGTGATGCTACTAGGGAAAAGGTAATTAGGCAGATAGTACGCAAGCTACCTGAAAATATTTACTCCCAAATCGCTGCATTTGCACTAGGGGAAGAGAGGGAATGGGTAGAACTCCCAGTGATTACGGCTGAAGTGGCTGAAGAAATAACACTGGGGGAGCATTCCAAAGGCTTCGGGAATACCAAGAAGTTACAGAAAAAGAACGCGAGTTCTACCGTGAATGCTACTTTACCATCCAATACTTCGGAGTCACAGACCCCAGTTTCCATCGCCAACGCTTCCACCGCAACCCCTGTTGGTTAATACGGGAAATGGTTGATAACTTGTACAAGCAGTACAGGTTGCACGCCAACCT